TTTAGAGAAGGCTGGCTTGCCAGTCACTTACAAGGCATTCAGGGAAGGAAATGTCCCCTCACTGCCTTACCTTGTCTATTTTGAAAGCTTACCATCTATCACAGGGGCAGACAATCAAGCATCATACAAGATTCGTACTGTCACGGTAGAATTAGCCTTTGAAAGAAAAGATGAGGAACTAGAAGAACGATTAGAAGAGCTGTGGGATGACCACAAGCTCTTTTATGATGTTCAAGAAGAAAATTTTATTGAATCAGAAAGACTGTTTGTGAAGTCTTATGAAGTCTATCTATATTGAGGAGGAAAGAAATGACTGAAAATAAAGTTACCTATGGACTTGAAAATGTCCATGTGGCACCAATCCAATCCATTAGTGAAACAGGAGTGATCACTTATGGGCAAGTTTTCCGGTTTCCGGGAGCGATGGAATTGACGCTGGACCCTAAAGGGGATTCAGGATCAGTGAAAGCTGATAACATTGATTATCACTTCATCAACTCAAATGAAGGTTATGAAGGTAAATTTAAAATCCCACACATCATTGAAGCCTTTGCTACAAAAATTTTGGGCGATGTCAAAGACCCTTCAACAGGAGTTGTCACAGAAAAAGCAGATGCACAGACAACCAACTTTGCTCTTATGTTTGAATTTGCTGGTGATGCTAACAAGACACGTCATGTCCTGTATTACTGTTCAGCAAATCGCCCATCTAGTGGATCAGCTACCAAGAACGGAACCAACGTGAATGAACGTGAATTGAGCTTCAAGGCTAGTCCTCGCCCAGGCGATCAAGTGGTGAAACGTTCCATCACATCAGCGGATGATCAAGAAGTTTATAAGAAATGGTTTGAAAAGGTTTATGAACCTAATCAAGCTTTGTAATTAAGGAGGTCTTAAATGCGTAAGAGTGTGATCATTAGTGAAAAGGAGTATGAGCTTGTAACCAATGCTTACACTCCTATTGCTTATAAGAGCGAATTTGGAAAAGATTTCTTCCAAGATTTATTTGGAATGATTTCAAACCAAAACATCATGCAAATGGCTGAGAATGGCAACAAAGAAGTTGACATCAACATGTTGGCCAACTTTGACATGACCTTCTTCAATCGCTTGTTTTGGGTTTTCACGAAATCAGGGAACCCACACATCAAACCTTATGAACAATTTTTCATGGAAATGGAAGAATTTCCTTTACAGGATATCGCTCCAATTCTAATGGAAATGATCAACGACACAATGACATCAAAAAAAAACCAGATGAGTCAGAATCAGCCAGTGATGAAATCTTTACAGTAGAATCATATCTTTCTTGCTGTAAAGAAACTGGACTTACAATTGATGATCTGAAGCACATTTCAATTGGAATGGCTCTGGACTATCAAACAGATTATGTGAATTTGCGCACTGAAAACAAATCAGAAACACGCAAGGCCACACAGTCAGATTTTGACTCATTCTAGTCTGAAACAGAGTGCTGAGAGGAAGAATCTGAGGTCAAGTTCATCGAATAGATGGACGATTGGTCACAAGAAGCCTTTAGGCGCTCTTTATATTTTTATACGAAAGGAGGAAACATGGCCGGTAATATTAAAGGGATAAAAATTGAAATTGGCGGTGACACACAGCCCCTTCAAAACGCCCTGAAAAAAGTAAATTCTGCTTCTGTTGAAGCAGCAAAAGAATTGAAGAGTATTGACAAGGCTCTGAAATTTGACACAGGGAATGTGACTCTATTGGCTCAGAAGCAAGAAGTCCTTCAAAAGCAAGTCTCAACAACCAAGGAGAAATTGGAAACATTGAGACAGGCACAAGCACAAGTTGAAGCTCAGTTTAAAAGCGGTGACATTGGTGCTGATCAATACCGTGCATTTCAACGGGAAGTGGTCCAGACCGAGAACATCCTGAAGGGCTATGAGAACAAGCTTGAGAATGTCAATAAGGCATTGGACGGAAATGGGAATGCTACCAAGTCAAACCGTGAACAACTGAAAGAGCTTCAAAATGAGCAACAGCGCCTTGCAAGTGAAGGAGACAAAGTTGTCAGCTCATTCAAGCTACAAGAAAGCCAGATGGGTTCCAATGCTAGTGAAGCAGATAAGCTGGCACTTGCTGAACAAAAAATTGGGAAGCAAAGCGAAATTGTCGCCCAACAAATTGAGAACCTTGAGAAACAGCTTGCCCTTGCAAAACAAGAATATGGCGAGAACTCAACAGAAGTCAATAAGTTAGAAACTCAATTGAACGAGTCCAAGGCAGCCTTCAACGGGCTTGCTAATGAGATGGAGAATCTGGGTGAGTCGGGAAAGAAAGCTAGTAGCGGTCTTGAAGAGACAAACAAGCTTCTGAAAGCTGAATTGCTGAATCAATTTTCTGAGAAACTATCTGAGATCAGTCAAAAGTTGGTTGATTTTGGGAAGAGCGCCCTAGATGCGTTCAGGGAAATTGATGAGGGAATGGACACCATTGTCACCAAGACTGGTGCAAGCGGTAAGTCTCTTGAGCAGATGCAAGGAATTGCTAATGGGATAGCCACTGAAATGCCTACTGATTTCAGCAAAATCGGGAATGCAGTCGGTGAAGTTAACACTCAATTTGGTCTGACAGGGGATGCGCTCAAAACCACATCTGTTGACATGCTCAAGTTTGCAGAAATCAACGGATCTGACATCACGAATGCAACAATTCAGTCCAAGCAAGCCTTGGAGGCTTACGGATATTCTGTTGACTATCTTTCTGATGTGTTGGATAGCACCACTTATGTGGCGCAATCCACAGGGGTTTCTGTTGATGACTTGATGAAGAAAGCAACAGATGGAGCGCCACAAATCAAGATGCTTGGTCTTGAATTTGATGAAGCTGTCACCTTAATTGGTCAACTTGAACAACATGGGGTTGATTCATCAGCAGCATTGTCAGGAATGACAAAGGCAGCGGGAGTCTACACCAAAAAAGGAAAGACCATGAAGGAAGGTCTCAAAGAGACCATTGAAGCCATTAAGAACAGCAAGTCAGAAACTGAAGCAATGGGGATCGCTATGGAGATCTTTGGGGCAAAGAAAGCACCTCAAATGGTCGATGCCATCAAGCGTGGAGCTTTGAGCTTTGATGAACTTGGAAAAACATCTAGAGAGTCAGCCGGGGTGGTTTCTGAGACTTACGAAAACACTCTGGACCCTATTGACAAATTCACCACAGCACAAAACGGTTTGAAAATCGTTATGGCTGAAGTTGGTGGAGCAATTGCTGAAACATTCGCCCCTGCCCTTGACATCATTGTGGATGTCTTCAAAAAGGTGGCAGAATGGATCAACAACTTGCCGGGACCAATCAAGAATTTTGTTGTAGTATTCGGAACAATCGTGACTGTGGCCGGTGTGCTTGCCCCTATCTTCCTCGCTCTTCAAGCTGCTGCTGTAGCTGTTGGAACGAGTATAGGAGGGCTGATAGCTGCTGCATTGCCAATCATTGCAGTGATCGCTGCTGTTGTTGTCGCAGTAACCGGAATTGTATTGGCCATCAAACACTTGTGGGAAACCAATGAGGGATTCAGGAACGCTGTTGAGACAGTCTGGAACGCTATCATGTCAGTCATCAACACTGTTGTCAAAGCTATCTCTGACTTTGTGATGCAAATTTGGGGAACCCTAACAACTTGGTGGAATGACAATCAACAATTGATCAGACAAACAGCAGAAACAGTCTGGAACGCTATTTCAGCAGTAGTGACAACAGTCATGAATGTTCTTGGTCCATTCATTGAAACGGCATGGAATAACATTTCAACGGTTATTTCAACAGTTTGGGATACCATCAAAACCGTAGTGGAAACAGCCATCAACGTGGTATTAGGTATCATTAAGACTGTGATGCAGATCATCAATGGTGACTGGTCTGGGGCTTGGGAATCCATCAAGGGAATTGCTGAAAGTATCTGGAATGGTATCAAGAGCATTGCTGAATCTGTATTCAATGCGATGGCTCAGATCTTATCTAACATCTGGAATACTATTTCAAGCACTGCTTCAAGCATCTGGAATGGTATCAGCTCAACCCTATCAGGCATCTGGAATGGAATTTCAAGCACGGTCTCAAGTGTATTCAATGGAATTTCAAGCACGATTTCAGGGATCTGGAACGGTATCAGCTCAACTGCATCGGGTATCTGGAACGGGATTAAAGACACCATTGGCGGTGCTATCAATGGAGCAAAAGATCTCGTAGGGAAAGCTATTGATGGAATTAAAGGCTTCTTCAATTTCCAATTCAAATGGCCACATATCCCATTACCTCACTTCAAAGCAAGTGGATCATTGAACCCAATGGACTGGCTGAAAGGTAAAGGGATTCCAAGTATCGGAATTGAATGGTATGCCAAAGGTGGGATCTTAACCAAACCCACAGCATTTGGCATGAATGGAAATAGTCTCATGGTTGGTGGGGAAGCTGGAAAAGAAGCAGTCCTGCCACTAAATGAACGGAACTTGAGTGCCATTGGCCGGGGCATCGCCCAAACAATGGACCCACAAGGAACCGTGATCAACATTAACATCTCTGACAACATCATCAGAGAAGAAGCAGATATTGAAAAGATCGCTAATAAGGTATCTCAGAAGATAGCTGCTGAATTGAGGAGACAAAAAGAATTGAGAGGAGCGCCTGCATGGTAAAGTACAATGAATTGATAATCGATGGAGTTGGGACTTCATCATTCCCATTTGATGTGATTGTGCTTGAAGGCCCTACAATTCAAGTCGGTCTTTCAAAGGATAAGCTGTTGAGCCATGATGGAGTTAGTGGATATATTGTTCAGTCAAACCCTCACAGGGAAGCGATTGAGAAGAAATACACTCTCCAACTCATCAATCCAACAGAGTTGCAAGTCCTTGAATTCGTCCAATTTCTCTCTAAAAGAAATTTCTGGCTTGAGAATCAACAGAACAAGCTCACAAGATGGTTCTGCTATCAGACAAAGGTGTCTGACACTCAGAGAGATAAAACTAAAATGTATTCTGTGGAAGTGACATTTGTTTGTCACCCCACAAAATACATGAAGAACAACGATGTTCAAACTCTCGCTTCAAATGGTGTTCTCAGGCTCCAAGGTAGTTCACTAGCGTTCCCTAAAATCACAATTAAAGGAAACAGCTCATCTGAGACTAGCTTCACGATTGGGAAGCAAACCATCAAGCTTGAACAGTTATCTGAAAGCGCTGTGATGGTAAACGATCCACAGAATCCAAGCTTTTTGGACAAGAAAGGGAATCTGGTGAAGTGGTCAGGAGACTTCATCACAATTGACGCTAACCAAAATCAGAAGACTGTTGGTGTGGTTTTGGGACCAGGTATTCAATCACTTGTCTTTGAAACTAATTGGGGGTGGTTATAATTCTATATCTATTAGACAGAAATGTTCAAACAGTGAAATGGAATGGTCAACCACTCCATGAAGCAACAAAAGCAGAAGTTGAAGAAGTAATCAACGTGAGCTACACTCTCAAGGTTGATTATCCAATCACAGACACTGAAATTTATAAGAAGTTTCAGGAAGACATGCTCATCATTGCCCCCACC